CCTATTAATTAACAAACGTCGCTTGCATGCAACGAGGGCCCCCTCCGCAGAGGGGTAATGCCTACTGTAACTGGTCAGCAGGCGGGCGCCAGCTTTCCGGCAAGCTGGCGAGGAGAGCGTCAAATTCTCCTACGCTTTCAAATGACCACGGGTGTAACACAAAGGCCTCTAGTTCCCTCTGTGTGGCCGGGCGCACCAACAAACGCAAGTTCTCATGTTCTTGCGTTGGAGTCACAGCTAAGTTCTGGGCTTCAATGCTTTCTTCCAATTCCGTAAAGTTATGGCCGTCCTCGCCCATAACGCGCATTGACATCTCCCTATCTACAATCTCACGGCTCTCCTTCAATGACAATGCATATTGGTGGTACTTCCTAGACACGCTAGGTAAGAGCCCTGCGAAATCAGCTGCCCGCGCTAATGCGCCAGCAGCAGCGATATCTTTAACTGCCCTAATGTCTCCAGCCTTAGCGGCTGCGATAATGGTGGAGGAGCAACTCACACCTGCGTGCACGAGCGCACGTGGCAACTCGGGGCACACGAAAGAATTTTCGTTTACCCCACCCTCCTCACAGGCAATATTATATCCGCAGAACGTTGCCAGGTCTTTCGCATAGACGATCTTCATATTAAAGCCCATCCTCTTCCACCACGAAAGGAAGATGGTATCCAACTCATCTCCACTCTTCATTGGGGGAAATAGTGCGCATAATGAGTCATCTCCCTCGAAACAACCATTCCACCATCTCAAGTGGCCTGTCTCGTCTTCTCCTTTACGCACTGCAGGGCTAAGGAACCTCTCTGGATTCTTGAAAATTGAACAACACCAGTTGACAAAATTCATCCACCAGTTCAAGCAAGAAGTACCTCTGTGTCCGGAACGACGTATCGCATCGATAGTCATCCTCATCGTGTCGAGCTTCTTCTTGAAAAACAATCTCAATTGTTTCTTCTCGCAACAATTGAGGTGTTCCTTGTGCCATTGTTCGGGAACCACGCCATAAGGAGTCAGCACCTGCAATATATGCAAGAGAACTGGATTTTCGACAAGCCCACGGATCGTGGAATTGCATGTTGTGTCCCAAGCGCTGCCGTCACCTTCAACGAGCTTGGCACCTTGTTTGGACAACTCCTTCACGCAACGCCGCACAGCTTTCCGTTTTGCGCAATGCTTTATGGACTTGTCTTCAAACCATTCAAATAAGAGGTCCTCTAAGCACCTCACAACTATCATAGCCATGAGTTGCCCGTCGTCTCCGTCAGCAATCAAGAGTCTGGGCGCTTTGCCTTCTGGCATTGGTTCTAACTTTACGGCACACTTCAATTTAATTTCCGGGTACGCCTGTGTGAATAGATTATTCAACGAATCTTCCAAACGTTTGTATGACCATTTCCCGGACTTTATCTCTTCCATGTGCATAAAGCTTTCCGCCCATTTCTGTATGCGCTTCTCAGAAAATAACGCACGATGGCATTTCGTCCCACAGGCCTCACCAATCATTCTACTAATTTTACGTTTGTCTTCTTTGGTGCCTGTGAACGGTCTCGCCTTCTTGTCCAGTCTCTCAATCTTTGCCGCTTTTGCGTTCCCAGACGTGTTACTGTACACGTTTGGTTTCTTAGGTGTGGGCGCAGTAAGTACTCCGACTATCTGTTTAGCGTCCAAGTCTTCTCCGTTATAGTCCTGCCCCACCACCAACTTGATGCCGTTATTGTCAATAATGCGGTTTCCTTCGTTTGCAATAATGTCCGCATCTTCGGGAGTATGGCCGCCGTGCTTGTTACGCGGCACTTCTGTCATTTCAACATCACCTGCAGAAATAATACAATTCTTACTGATAAACTGCATCTTCGGCATGTTGAGTTCCTCCTGGGAACGTTTGCCCTTAGCCGACTCACTTGTGTCGCCAATGGCCGGGTCTACACGACGTGGTGTAGCGTCGTTACCCTCGTGGGAGTTCAAAGCACTCCCAGATGCATCAGTCCGGCGAATCATCACCGTTTTCCACGTATCGGCATGAAGAGGTAAGCATTTGGCAAGGGTAATTGTCGTAGCTGCGGAAGTCGCAACTGCACCAATAGGAGCAAGCCCTGCGGTGTTGGCAAAATACCCTGCGACTGCACCAGCGGCTATTTCTAGCATAACTGCAGTCGTATATGGCCGTGTGAACTTCGTATTGTGACCAAACACAACACGCATCATTAACGGCACTGCAAGCCATCTCATTGCGACGTGG